ACACACAAATATAAATGTTTCTTCTATTAAAAATAAAATAGAAAAAATCATTAAAAAAACTAAACCAGTAAGTTTAGAAGATTTAGATTTAATTAGTACAAGAGGTGCTAAATCTAAACAATATGTAATAACTAAATTTAAAGATGACTTTAAAGACGTTCAAAAGAAAGTAATTAAAGAAATACAAAAGTATGTATTTAAAAATGAAGATTTAAAATTACAATCTGCTTGGACGGTTAAAGGATATGAGAATGGTTATCATTTAGCGCATAATCACAGCGAACATAAAGTTGCCACTGTTTTATATTTGGACGTACCAATGAAAACAATACATAACCCAGGTTACTTTTATTATTTTATACAAGAGAATGGAAAGATAAAATATAATACAATTGAACCTAAAAAAGGTAGTTTGATAATAATGCCTGTTCATATTTTTCACGGTTGTTATCCTCAAGCTAAGGGTTTAAGACAAACACTAAATATGGATTTTGGAGTATAATTTTATGAAAATTAAAGTGGAAAAAATATCAAGTTGTTATATGGTTACTAAAATTAAAGAACATAAGGAGATAAAAAATAAACTTTTATCTTTAATTGAAAAGATACCTCAAAACCAGTTTCTAACGCCATATGAAAATATATCACATACTGATTGGAATTTACCTAAAGAACATAAGAGAGAATATTTAGATTTCTTTTATGAAATAATAAGACCATATATGGACGAAATGAGAAAGTTTTTAGGTGAACAATCTTGGGAAATAACAAATGGGTGGTTTCAACAATATTACAAAAATGATGCTCATAGTTGGCACAGGCACGCCAAGGTAAATTTTGGAAATGTATATTACTTAGAGCTTCCAGATGTAAAAAGAACAACAAAATTTAGACCTATAGTAAATAGTAAAAAATCATTTAATTTTAAAGCTAAAGAAGGCGATTTGGTTACTTTTCCGGCTATGTTTCAACATACATCTGAAAGAATTAATAACAATTTAAGAAAAACTATTATATCTTTTAATAGTGATTTTTTGTAATTAAACTAAAAAATTTAATATAAATAATACAATATAAGGAGTGAAAATGAGTGAAGAAAAGATAATAACAATTGATGGTAAAGAGTATAAAGAGTCTGAATTATCAATTAGATGTCGTAATGTAATTTTTAGTAGATCGGAATTACAACAATCTAAAACAAGACACGAAATGGAACTTGAAAAAATTGAAGTTTTAACTAATTACTACAATATGGAAATCAAAAAAGAGTTAGATAAACTAAATGGCGGCGATAGCAAATCTTAGGATTGATCAGGGAGCAACTTTTTCATCTGATGTAACTGTAACTGGTACAGACGGAAGTGCGTTTGACTTAACAGGTTATACAGCAGCTGCTAAAATGGCAAAAGGATATGCTTCTACACGAACAAGAACAACACTTACAACAGCTATTGCAGATGATCCTACAACAGGTGTAGTTACTTTATCATTAACAGCAGATCAAACAAATACACTTGACGCACCCGCTAGATACGTTTATGATGTAGAAATTACACAAACTTCTGATAGTACAATAACAAGAGTGATTGAAGGTATTATTACTGTTAGTCCATCTGTGACAACTTAATTCTTTAGTATAGTTTTATTATAAATATAACAAAAAGAGAGATATATCTATGGTAAAAGCCGTAATTAATCGTACAGGTGGCGTAACTGCTAAAATTAATAGTACAACTTCATCTGGACCTCAACAAGTTAGTGTTACAACTCCAACAGCTCAAGTAAATGTTGATGGTGTAAGACAATTAAGAAGTTTAACGGACGTCAATGCGTCATCTCTTTCTGACGGTGCTTTAATCCAATATGATGCTTCATCTGACAAATTTACAACAAGAAACGAATTAGAAACTACCTCAGGAACGCTAACGTTCAACGGTGGTAACTTTTAGGGGAATTAACAAATGGCAACAATAATTCAGATAAAACGTAGTTCAGGAACTGCGGCACCCTCATCACTTAAACTTGGAGAATTGGCCTATACATATGGTACAGGTACACAAGGTAATCTAGGAGATAGAATTTTCATAGGTGAAGGTGGTGTAGATGGTAACGGTGACGCAAATAACGTTACAGTAATCGGTGGTCAATATTTTACAGATAAATTAGATCATGCAATAGGTACATTGACAGCAAGTTCAGCGTTACTTGTTGACTCTAACAAAGCGATTGATGAAATCTTTATAGGTAATAATGCTACTACAGGTGGTACTTTAAAATTAAACGAAGGTACTAATAACGGAACAAATTTCATTGGACTTAAAGCTCCAAATGCCGTAACAACCACAACTACTTTCACGTTGCCAAATGGTGATGGTTCAAACGGCCAATTCTTAAAAACAGATGGTTCAGGTAATTTAAGTTTCGATACTGTAACACAAACTTTATCTATTGCTGCTGATAGTGGTTCAAATGATTCAGTATCAACTGGTGAAACAATTACTTTTACTGGTGATACAGGTATTTCAACAAGTGTAACAGATAATGAAATTACAATTGATTTAGATGACACTGCTGTAACTGCTGGTAGTTATGGTTCAGCAACAGCAATTCCAACATTTACAGTTGACCAACAAGGTCGTTTAACAGCGGCGGGTACTGCTTCAGTTGCTACTAATTTAACTATTGCTGATGATAGTTCAACGAATGCTACAATATCATTATTAACCGATACATTAACAATTAATGGTGGAACAGGTATTACATCTACTATTTCAGGTGACACTATATCTTTAGATATTGACGCTACAGTTGCTACATTAACTGGTACACAAACATTAACAAATAAAACACTTACAGCTCCTAAATTTGCTGATGGTGGATTTATTGCTGACGCTAATGGTAATGAGTTAATTCTTTTACAAACAACTACAAGTGCTGTAAATGAATTAGAAATTACTAACGCTGCTACAGGTGATGCCGTACAGATTGCTACAACAGGTGGTGATACAAACATTGACTTAAAATTAACACCAAAAGGTTCAGGTGCTGTTGATGTTGACTCAAGTAGAATTACAAATGTAACTGATCCATCAAGTGCTCAAGACGCTGCTACAAAAGCATATGTAGATAGTGTTGCTAATGGTTTAGATGTAAAAGCTTCTGTTAGATATGCTTCTACAGCAAACGTTGCTGGTACATACAATAACGCTGCTGGTACAATTACTGCTGGTTCAAATGGTGCTTTTTCAATTGATGGTCAAACTCCATCACAAAACGATAGAATATTATTAAAAGACCAGTCAACAGCTACTCAAAACGGTTTATATAGAGTAACTACAGTTGGTTCAGGTTCTGAAGCTTACGTTTTAACAAGAACACCAGATGGTGACGAGGCGGTTGAAATTACAGGTGGTGCTTTTGTATTTGTTGAAGAAGGTACTGCTAATGCTGATAATGGTTATGTATTTACACATAACGGAACACCAACATTAGGAACAACTAATATTACAGTTGAACAATTTTCTGGTGCTGGTCAAATATCTGCTGGTGACGCTTTAACAAAAACTGGTAACACTTTAGACGTTGCCGTTGATGATACTACAATTGAAGTATCAGGTGATGCTTTAAGAGTTAAAGCTGACGGTATTGGTACTAATCAACTTGCTGATACTGCTGTAACAACAGCTAAAATTACAAACTTAAATGTAACTACAGCTAAAATTGCTGCTGACGCAATTGACGGTACAAAAATTGCTGATGACGCTGTAGACTCTGAACATTTAACAGATGGTTCAGTTGACAACGTACACTTAGCAGGTAGTATCGCTAATGATAAATTATCAAATAGTGCGATTTCATTTACAGATGAAAGTTCGACTGCTGGTTCTGTATCACTTGGTGGTACATTAGAGTTTTTAACTGGAGAAGGTATTGATACAAGTGCTTCAGGTAGTACAATAACTATTGCTGCTGAGTTAGCGACAACATCAAACAAAGGTGTAGCATCATTTAGTTCAGATAACTTTACAGTATCTTCAGGTGCTGTAACAGTAACAGCACTAGATGGTGGAACATTTTAATTTTTGAAGGAAATTAAATGGCGACTATTATAAAGTTAAAAAGAAGTACAACAGCTTCTGCAGTACCTACTACAAGTAATTTAGCCGATGGTGAGGTTGCAGTTAATATTACTGATAAAAAAATATATCAACGTAATGGTAATGATATAGTCGAAATATCAAATACTACTAACTTTGAGAGTGTTGGTAGTAATATATTACCTGACTCTACTGCAACACACGATATAGGTGCAATCACAAATAGTTTTAAAGATATATTTTTATCTGGAGCCCCTAAAAAACAAGTTAATATATTTACAAATGCTGGTGGATTAAGTAGTGTGGCCGCTGGATTTGTTTTTAGATTTAATACAAATATAACAAATTTTAATCAAGTATATACTAATTCAGGAGGATTAAGTACACCTGCGATTACAGCACAATCAACAGTATTTGATGACGATAATCCGGCATATACATTTTAATAAATTATGGCAAATAAAACACCGATAAGACTAGTATTTACAGGCGGAGTACCAACAGGTATTGCTGAATATCAATCAGGTGATACTATTGGAGCTTCGTTTTTAGCAGACACAGCGGTAACTGCTGGTAGTTATGGTTCAGCAACAGCAATTCCAACATTTACAGTTGACGCACAAGGTCGTTTAACAGCAGCAAGTACAGTAAGTGTTGCCACAAATTTAACTATTAGAGATGATACATCTACTACTGATACTGTTTCATTATTATCAGACACACTTACATTTTCTGGTACTACAAATGAAATAGAAGCCGCTGTAACAGATAATAAAGTTACAATAGGATTACCAGATGATGTAACAATAGGCAGAGATTTATCAGTAACTAGAAACGCAACAATTACAGGAAACTTAACTGTAAATGGTACTACTACAACACTCGCAACTACTAACTCAACAATTACAGATAGACTGATAGAATTAGGTAACGGTACAACAGGAACTCCTGGTAATGATATGGGTCTTGTGTTAGAGAGAGGTGACTCTGATAACGCATTTATAGGATTTGATGAAAGTGCTGATAAGTTCATAGTTGGTACTGGATCATTTACTGGTGCTTCAACTGGTGACTTAACAATTACTACAGGTACTTTAGTTGCAAATTTAGAAGGTAACGTAACTGGTGCTGTAACTGGTAATGCTGATACAGCAACTGCTTTGGCTACTGCTAGAAATATCGCAGGACAAAGTTTTGATGGTACAGGTAATATTACTATTGCGTCAACTGATTTATCAAACACATCTAACATAACGTTAAATGACGCTTCGCAAACTTTAACTAATAAAACTTTAACAAGTCCTGCAATAGACACAATTACTAGAACAGGCGACTTTACAATAGACGCTTCTAACGATATTATACTAGACGCTGACAATAATGGTACGGTAGCAATTAAAGATGATGGAACACAAATTGGTAGTTTCTTTAAAACTGCTTCTACATTCTCAATTAAATCAGATGTACAAGATAAGAGATTAGAAATTAAAGGTAACGATGGTGGTTCAGAGGTTGTTGCTTTAGCACTTCATATGGCCAATGCTGGTCAGGCAAACTTTAATGATAAAATTGTTTTAAATGCAAACAAAGTTATTGAGTTTGGAGACGCAGGTGAAACAATATCAGGTGATGGTACAAATTTAACTATTGCAAGTTCAAACAATCTAATATTAGATGCTGCTAATGATGTTAATATTGACGCTGACTCAGGTAACATTTATTTAAAAGACGCAGGAACAGAATTTGGATTAGTTTCAAAAGACGGATCAAATAATTTAGTTATTAAATCATCAATATCGGATGCTGATTTTATACTTAAAGGTAACGATGGTGGATCAACTGTAACTGCTTTAACTTTAGATATGTCAGACGCTGGTTCAGCGACATTTAATAACAATATATCCGTTGGTGGTAATGCAACAATCACAGGTAACTTAACAGTTAATGGTACAACAACTACTGTTTCATCAACTAACACAGTGGTATCTGATCAATTATTTGAATTAGGAAATGGACGTACAGGTTCAGCGTCAGGCGATGCTGGTGTTATTATTGAGAGAGGTGATGATGACAATATTTTCTTAGGATATGATGAATCTGCAGATGAAGTTGTATTTGGGTCAGGATCATTTACAGGGGCTAGTACAGGAGATTTAACAATTACTGATTCTAATATTAGAGCAGCAAATGTTACAGCATCTGGAAATTTAACAGTCACTGGTACAACAACTTTAAATGGTAATATAACTTTAGGTAACGCTACAAGTGATACAATTACAGTAACAGGTAGATTTGCTACGGCGTTAGTACCTGATACAAACGTTACATATGATTTAGGTACTTCATCTTTAAGATGGAGAGATATTTACTTGTCAGGTAATACAATTGACTTGGCAGGTGCGACTATATCTAGTGATGGTTCTGCTATTACATTACCATCTGATTCAAAAATTGGTAGTGATAAAGTTGCCGTTACTGATGATGCAGGAACTATTATTAGAAGGGTGCCATTCTTTACAAATGCCGGTGGATTAGCGAGTGCTGCGGCATCATTCGTTTTTTCAGGTGGTTCAACAGCTACCGTATTTACAAAAAATCAAACATTTACTCGAGCAAATGGAAGTAATCAAACTCAATTAACTTTATTCGAGTTTTAGAGCAAAAATGTTATAAATATATACTTAGGAGAAAAAAAATATGTCAGTAAAAACGCCAATAAGAACAGTATTTGATGACTCGAACAATGCGACTGGTCTTGCTGAATTTCAATCAGGCGAGTTCATAGGATTAACGCATGGTGGTTTAGGGGCTTCATTATCAATTGGATCTGCCGGTCAAATTTTAAAAGTAAATACTGGTGGTACAGCGCTAGAATTTGGTAATGTTGAAGCTGTTGTTAATATTGATGGCGCAACTGACTTAACAGGCAATACTTTGGTAGCAGGCGATCAGATTTTAATATCTGATGGTGGTACTGAAGGTAGAGTAACATTATCGCAAATTGATACGTTATTTAAAAGTACAACACAGACTTTAACAAATAAAACTATTGATGCCGATAATAACACTGTTACAAATATTGGACCAAGTGAATTGTCAGATACTGCTGTTACGGCAGCATCTTATGGTTCATCAACAGCGATACCAGTTATTACAGTTGACGCACAAGGTCGTTTAACAAATGCTACAACAGCAGCAATATCAACTACATTATTAGTTTCTGACGAAAGTTCAACTCAAGCATCAATAAGTTTAGGTGCTAGTGAAGTATTAAATCTTGCTGGTGGTTTAGGTATAGATACAGTAATAGATGGTAAAACTATTACCTCTAAATTTAATTTTGCTGATGGTGATGCTGGTCAATTTTTAAAAACAAACGGATCAGGAACTTTTTCATTTGATGATGTTTTATCATTGTATAGTGAATCTTTACAAACTACGATTCCAGGAGCTTCTAATACAGATTTAGCAGGAGGTGAAACTCCTTTTGCATCAGTAGTGGACGCATTTGGTGTTAAAACAGCGACAACAGCATATAGTTTAATGGATCCAAATGGTTCAACAGAAACAGTAGATTTAGGTGCTTTTGCCTAATGTATAAATTATAAATAAAAAGAAAAACTAGGAGAAAAGAAAAATGCCAACAGTATTACAATTAAGAAGAGGCACAACTGCGCAAAATGATGCATTCACAGGCGCTGTTGGTGAACTTTCTTTGGATACGCAAAAAGACACTTTAAGAGTGCACGACGGTTCAACTGCCGGTGGTTCTGAATTAGTGGCTTTAGCAGCAACACAAACATTAACAAATAAGACTTTAACAAGTCCAACAATTACAGGTAGTGGTGATATAGCAGCAAATGATTTAACACTTGCTGGTAATCTAGTAGTAAATGGTACTACAACAACAGTATCATCTACAAACACAACAATTGCAGATAACTTATTAGAATTAAACTCTGGTGCAACTTCAAACGCTAATGACACTGGTATTTTAATTGAAAGAGGTTCTACAGGTGATAATGCTATCATAGCGTGGGACGAAAGTGCTGACAAATTTACAGTAGGTACTACAACTGCAACAGCAGATAGTACAGGTAATTTAACTATCACAACTGGTACATTAGTTGCTAACGTTGAAGGAAATGTTACAGGTAACGTAACAGGTAACGTTACAGGTGATGTAACAGGTAATGCTGATACAGCAACTGCCTTAGCAACAGCAAGAAATATAGGTGGAGTATCGTTTGATGGTTCTGCTAATATTAACTTACCTGGTGTAAATACATCTGGTAATCAGGACACTTCAGGTAACGCAGCTACTGCTACTGCATTAGCAACAGCTAGAAATATCGCAGGTGTATCATTTGATGGTTCAGCTAACATCTCTCTTGCATTGACAAACTTAGGTATATCTGATGGAACTGCAGGACAATTCTTAAAAACAGATGGTAGTGCGGGTTTCAGTTTTGCTACAGTAGAAACACCAACATTAGCGAGTTTAAATTTAGATACAGATGATGATGTACAATTTGACTCTTTTGGTGTAGGTACAGCAGCCTCAGGAACAACTGGAGAAATAAGAGCTACAAATGATGTAACAGCTTTCTATTCTTCTGACGTTGCTCTTAAGGAAGATATAACTAATATATCTAACCCACTAGAAGCCGTTGAAAAATTAAACGGAGTTTTGTTCAATTGGAAACAATCTTACATTGACCAAAGAGGCGGTGAAGATGGTTACTTTGTTAGAAAAAAAGACGTTGGGGTTATTGCCCAAGACGTTGAGCAAGTTCTACCAGAAGCCGTTGCAACAAGACCAGATGGTGTAAAAGCAGTTAAATACGATAGATTAACTTGTTTATTGATTGAAGCAGTTAAAGCACTTAAATTAGAAATAGAAGAATTAAAAAAGTAATACTTTAATTTCTGATATTCTAATCATATAAATAGTCTAAAAGGACCTTTATATGGCAACACCTTCAACTAGAGAACAGTTAAAACAATACGCTTTAAGAGCACTCGGAAAACCAGTCATAGAAATTAACGCTGATGACGACCAATTAGAAGATAGAATTGATGAGGCGTTACAATATTTTGCGCAATATCACTATGATGGTATAAGAAGAACATACTTAAAGTATCAATACACACAGGCTGATTACGATAGAATAAACGCTGATTCATCAGAATCAGTTACTAAAAATTCTGTAACCACAGCCTGGAAAGAAGGTAATGGATTCCTAGTCGTACCTGAAAGTGTAGTATCTGTAATTAACATCTTTCCATTCTCTAATAAAGGCAATCTAAACTTATTTGATGTAAGATATCAATTAAGATTAAATGACTTATATGATTTTTCTTCAACATCTATTATTAACTATGATGTTGTATTAAGACATTTAGATTTTTTAGATCACATATTAGTTGGTGAAAAACCATTAAGATTTAATCAACACGACAATAGACTTTACATA